TATTGTTCGGCCATTTTCCATTTAGCTTCATTAACACCCCAAGTAGCAACCTCATTAATATACCGCTTTGTTGGTTTACCCTGAACTTTTGGTGGAACTGTTTGAGCTTTTGGCTTCACTTCGATTAAAAAACTTTTAGTCTTGCCATCTTTGTCTCTACGACGCATAAAGAAATCTGGAAAGTATCTGTGGATTTTTCCATCAATTGGTGATCTATATGGTATTACAATTTCCTCACTAGAATATTCTAAAACATCTGGATGAGAATCAAAATACATCAAAACTTTTAGCTCCCACGATGATCGGTAAATGATATTTGTCGGGTCACCTTTGTATTTATGTGGATTTTGAGGTTTAAATTTACCCTGATAGTATCTAGCCATATGAAATTATCATTCCTTATAAATATAATTTTTGAGGAAGTTATGATATATTTATACATAAAGACAAATACTAAAACTGGACTAAAATACTTCGGTAAGACCACCAGAGAAGATTATGAAGTATACAAAGGTTCTGGTGTATATTGGGCCAATCATAATAACAAACACGGTTGGGAGTATACCACAGAGATTATTGCTGAGTTTGAAGATATAAAAGAAGCAAAACAATTTGCAATAAACTTTTCAGAGAAAAATAATATAGTTAAATCTCATGAATGGGCTAATTTAAAGGTTGAAGATATATCAGGCGGTTGGGATCATATAAATGGAGATATGAAACAATTTTATATTGAAAAATCAAAAGAAACTGTTTTAAGTTGGGACGAGGATTATAGAAATAGTGTTAATAAATCTAAAAGCATGCCTGGTGATAAAAATCCCATGTATGGAAAGGATCGATCTGGTGAAAAAAACCCAAGATATGGAGTTAAAGTAAAGGGCACTGAAACAGCTAAGAAAATAGGTGATTCAAATCGAGGAAAGACAAGATCAGACGAAGTTAAACAAAAAAGATCAAAGAAAACTAAAATGATGTGGGAAGCCGGTGTATTTGATAAAAGAAAAAAACTATCAAAAGATCAAATAAAAAATTGGACTCAATCATCTGTCGGAACAAAATGGTGGAATAATGGAACTGAATGTAAAAGATCCAAAGAATCTCCAGGAGTTAAATGGGTTCTTGGTAGAATAAAAACTAAAATATAATTGGATCGCCTTTATATTTATTCGGATTCTTAGGTGAGAATTTTCCTTTGTATGCCATCTAAAACTCGATATAAATAAAAATATATTTATAAAAATAAAAGGAACCATTCATGGGTTTTAGTGTAGGAAAATTTATTAAAGATTCTGCAAAGTCTATCATTGATAGCGCGATTGACAACATCGTTGGCAATGTCGTTAGTAACTTAGCAACTAACTCAAGACTTCCTGCTCAAAATGTCGCAGAGTCCATGTTTAATATTGGTGCCTCATATCAAAGCATCTCTTCATTTGCTGCTACTAAGACTGATGCTATCATCGCAGGAGGTGGTGGTGAGTACTATGCCCTTTCAGGAAAAGATCCAAATAGAACAGGTCAGGCTAAACTTTCGGAGTTAAGAAACACTTCAACTACGGATACACTTACATATATGCAAAAAATTGATCCTAGTCGAAAAATATCAATTTCCAAAACTAATCAAACTCCTAAAAATTATACGTTGTACGGGTGATTTAATATGGCTCAATCTCCCAGCGGTCCTTTAAACTCTCGTTTAGGTAAATATTATGTACGACTTAGAATAGGCGAATATAAAAGACCTACTCCATTTTCTACTTCTAAATTTCAATCTTTGGAAACTATATACTTACCACTACCCACTGAACTTAGAGACAGTACAGCTGTAGGTTATAATTCAAATGACAATTTGGAGTCAGTTGGTGACTTATTCAATGGAGATTTAGTATCAGGTCTTGGTGCTTTAGGATTAAGAAATATTGGATCAGTGATAAATGATACTGCTAAAACCGCGCTTCAAGCTAAACTGGACACATTATCAAACTTTGGTGGTGGAAAATTAGCTGAAGCTGCGGGAAAGGCCATTGATCAAGTTACAAACCCAGCGCAATTAACATCAGCTATACAACAATCTGTGGGGATGGCACCAAATCCAAATCCATCAGTTACATTTACCGGACCTAATTTAAACCAATTTAATCTTTCATGGACAATCTATCCCAAAAGTGCAAGTGAAAGTGAAGGTTTACTAGAAGTAATTAAAATTCTAAAAAGATCTGCTTTACCTGAAAATACAATATCTGGCGCTAGTGCAATTTTAAATTATCCTAGAATGGTTCAAATTAATTACTTTCCTTGGGACTCGGGCAGTGAAGATAGTTGGGGTTGGACTAAAAATAGCATCATCAAACACAAAAAATGTGTGATGACACGTGTAGATGTGAGCTATACGCCTGGTGGAGCTCCTGGATTTTTCCATGAAACAAATGGTCCAGTTGCTGCAACAATACTCATATCATTCCAAGAAATTGAATATATGCTATCTCAGGATTGGGAAGGCGACGATGGGTTTGGTTTAGCTGATGCTCTTAAATTTTTAGTAAGTTCGATCGTTAATATTGCTGCACTACCTATTACTGCTCCTATAGATGCCGTAAATGCGGTAGGTAATGGTATTGGAGAGGTTGGCACGGGTGTAGGTGAAGCTGGAGTAGCAGTTGCTCAAGGTGCAAGTGAATCACGGGCAGCTCAACTTGCAAAAGCCACATTAGGAAAAAATAAATCATGAACTACTTTAACAAACTTCCAACCGTCTCATATAACGGTTATGACGTCAAGAATATTCTTGCTAGAGCTCAATTGTCTAAGCAAACAAAAGCATCATATTCTTTTTTCTATCCTTACACATTGACAGATGATGATCGAATTGACAGATTGTCTGAAAATTATTATGATAATGCTGGTTATTCTTGGCTGGTCTGGCTTGCAAATGAAACAATAGACCCATATTATGGTTTATCAATTGCCGACACCGATCTTGCAAATGTGATTAATCTAAAATATGGATCACTTGAAGCTGCAGCAAGAAAAATAAAGCACTATAGAATTGACTGGGTTAATGATACTACAGAGCTTACACCAGAGCAATATGATGATCTTTCAACTGATCCATTTAACAGTTCACGTATTAAGTACTTTGATGTAGTCTTAGATGCATTTGGTCTTGTAAAGAAGTATGCCCGAAAACAAGATGACTTTACCGTGTCAACAAATCAGACTATAATCTTTTCTTTATCTAATGTAGTTGGAACTTTTGTCAAAAATGAAGAAATTCAAGTGAATAATTCTTCCAGCCAATATGCATTTGTAAAAACATTTGATACAAATACCGTCACAGCTCAACATATTGTTGGCTTTCCCGTAAATCTTTCATATGGTGCTGGTGAAGTCTTTGATCTTGATACTTCATTTGTAGGAAAGACAATCAAAGGGCGAGAATCGGGAGCAACAGCAACTATCGTTTCTGGCAGTTGCATTAAAACAATAGCCGAAGTTGATAAGCAATATTGGGCTCCAGTGACATATCTTGATTATGAATATGAAGAAAACGCTAAAAAGAAATACATTCAACTTATAGGATCGCCGTATAAGAATACTGTCGAAGAACAATTTAAGAGAATAATGAAAAGATCATGAGCTTTATTAAAGATGTATTATCTGGTATTGAGACTGTTTTAACTTCTCTTGGTGCCGAAACAAATAGACCAAAAGTACCTGAGAATGATATCATTGCAGGTGACGTGAAGATACTAGATATATCTTTGGTGAGCCTTGATGGAAACAAAAAGGTTAGCCTTGTAGATCATGCCAAAGGTATTCAGATTTTTAAATCACTTATGTCTCCTGTTATCTTTGCCGAGCTTAATATTTCAGATTCAGTGCGTATATTGGAAGATTTTCCAATCCTGACCGGAATATATGTAGGCCTTACAATTCAGACTCCAGATACTGAAACACCACTAAAACTTTTATTTAGAGTAAATGATATACTTGACTATCAGGTACATGAGAATCTTAAAAATGTTACATATACTCTTCAGCTTGTGTCACCTGATATGATGCGCAATTCTAAAACTTTTATATCTAAATCATATAAAGGTGACGCAGATGAACTTATAAAATCTATACTTAATGAAAATTTAGAAACTCCAAAAGATATTAATTTGGAAAAGACAAGTGGTATTGTAGCTCAAAAACTAACAAAAGAAACGCCCTTTCGAGCTATTGACTTTATCAGAAAGAAAACATACTCTCTTCAATATCCATATTCTCGTTTATATTTCTTTGAATGTAAAACTGGATATAGACTAGCATCTCTTGCCAGACTTATGGATGAAGGTGCTAAAAGAATTGAAAAAGGAACTGATAAGGAATTCTTTTTTGATACAACTCGAAAAGTTAATGTAGAAAGCGTTACGATCAGAAATATTCTTGCATATAACAGACCAAATGCAGGTGACAGATGCACGATGTTAGGCCTTGGTGGTCTTACAAATGCCGCAAATTGGATTGATATTCTTGTAGGTGAACAAAAAGCTTATACTTATACAGACAATATTGGATCTGATAAAGATAAAACGGCATCCGGAAAAGATGCAGCAGCATTAAATAGTACTTTTGCTACAAAGTTAGATGGTAATAGTAAAACTGCTCCTGGTAATAATACGTCTGCTAGTAGAGGTATTCCCGTATCAAGTGCTTTACCTATAACACAATACCCACAATCGTTAAGTGCTGGTATTGGTGAAGCACTAAAGGTAGATCAGAATAAAGTTATGATTTTTGTGTATGGTGACACTGATATTGATGTTGGTGATATGATTATATGTCATCTTCCTTCTGCGTCATCAATTGATGACGATAAACCAAAATCAAGACTTTATGCGGGTAATTACTTGGTTTCTAAGATTAGACATATAATTTTAAATGGTGATAGACCTCAACACGCTATGTCTTTAGAGTTGATTAAAGGTGATTTGGGAGATAATTAATGGGTACGACTCAATTTTTAGGTGAAGATGGTTTTAGATGGTTTGTTGGTATCGTCGAGGATGTTAATGATGAAAAGAAGCTAGGCAGAGTCAAGGTACGAGTCTTCAATTTAGATGAAGATGTTAAAACAGAAGATCTTAGTTGGGCTCAGGTAATGATGCCGACTACTAGTGCCAGCTTTGAAGGATTTGGAGACACACCACAGTTATCGGTTGGATCGCGTGTAATTGGTTTCTTCATTGATGGTAAAGAAAAGCAGCTTCCAATGATCATGGGGTCATACCCTATCACTCCAAAAGATAATGCCAAGCATTCATTACCTGCTCTTGCAAGAGGTGAGCAAACAATCGGAAAAGAAAAAGCACATCCCGTAGAACCAGATTCGGCATATGCTGCAGAGTATCCTTTCAACCGAGTCATTCAGACTAGAGCTGGTCATGCTATTGAGCTTGATGACACTGCAGGGCAAGAACGGATCCATATTTTTCATAAATCCGGAACATCAATTGAGATTAATGCCGACGGTAGAATGGTAATCAAGTCCGTAGGTGATAGTTTTGATATTGTTGGTGGTGCTAAAAAGATTGCGATCAGCGGCGACTGCAATCTAAATGTTGAAGGTACTTTAACCGCAATTGTAAAAAATGATGTATCAATAAACACTGAAGGTAATATGAAACTATCTGCTGGTGGTAGATTAAGTCTTAATGGTCTCACTGGAATTTCATTTAATTCTGGCTCTGATGTTACGGTTGCAGCTCCAGGCGGTTTAAATACTAAAGTGGGTGGTATAAGATCAGTAACTCATATGACTCCAGGTGATGGTAAAAATGATTTTATTGTTGCGGGTGGAAGATCATTTATATTTCAATCTGGCATTTTGACGGAGGTTAAATAATGGCATCTATTCCACCTTCTGCAATACAGGCAATGATTGATGCTGATAAACCTATCGTTACAGTTGTTTATACACCACTGAGCAGTCCTTCTGAACCTACAGTGACCGCACTGGATGAAAAAAAATTACTAGATCTTGATGCGGAAGCCAAG